TAGCTTTAGCAATAGAAATGCTAAAAGGCATAAAGGAGAACTAAATGACGATTTTTGAGGAGCTGAAAAAGGATATTTGTAAAAATTGTGAAGAAAATTAGACTTTTAAAATCGGATACGCTTAATAGGCTAAGGCACAACATTTCGCATCAGAGAGAGTCATTAGATGTAAGTGATAATAGTTTTATTAGATATTGGATTGAGCAAGAGGGCGGATTAGAGGGCTATATTAAAAGTTGTAAAAATGCAATTGCCGTAAGTCGTATAAAAATAAAAATTTTAGAAAACAGGCAAAAGGTGCGAATATAGCGGTTCGCAAAGGCGCAGTATTGCGCGGTTCCTACGCCCAGCCTGTATAAGGGAGAATAAAGAGTGAAAAAATGTAAAAACTGTGGACATTCGGACGATAAGTCCTTGGGGTTGAACAGCAAAGGTAAACCATATTTAGCCTGTTGCCCAGAACCGAGCTATAAAGAAATGACGATTTTTGAGGAGTTGGAAGAATATATAGGTAAAACGATTGTAGATAAATTTCCCAAAAATAAAGCCCTTATAAGTTTTCTCATTGGCGAAGCTCGCGAGAAGCTGAGGAAAGAAATTGAAAGCAAGAAACAGAAAGTAAAACAAGATATGATTGGAATAGATGAAGAAAAACATCATTGTGAAAATAATTTTTATTTAGGACAACACAAAGCCCTTGACGACGTGCTGGGGTTGTTGTGATAAAACTTGACATTTTTTTTCATATATGCTTTAATAAATCATCTTAATAAAACTCTGCGGAGCGATTAATCTCGTTTCGCGGAGTTTTTTATTTTGGAAAACAACGTCATTAAAATCAATTCAAATAAAATTATAAAAGCTGATAGCTTATTTATTGCTATCGGCTTTTTTTATTTCTGCTGGAAAGGTAGAGCCTATGACAATCATAAATGAAAAGCGTAAGGTCTCTAACCTTTCCGGCGGTAGTATTAAAAAAAAAGTTTGAATAAGGCGGAAAATAAAAAAAAATATGAATGGCTAACGAAAAGAAAGCCGTATAAGATGACCGAAGAGAAAATACAAAACATTCTCAAGCATCTTGAAGACGGGTTGACGTTAAAAGACTCTTGCGATTTAGAGAATGTTTCGGACGAAAGTTTCCGTAAGTGGAAAAAAGAAAATGTTAACTCTGAAATTTTAATTAAACAAGCGGAGTTAAGAAGGAAAAGCGAAAAGTTAAAAATAATTCACGAAGCGGCTACAACAGATTGGCGGGCAGCAGCGTGGTATCTTGAAAGAAAGTATCCTAAAGAATTTGCGCTTAAAGGCAGAACTGAAGACCCAAATAAAGAAGCATTAGAAAAATTAGACAAAATTTTGAGCGAAATGAAGGCGCAGGTTGAAACATAATGCTTTTTTCAGAAAAACAAAAAGAGTATATCCGAGAAGCAAACTCGGTTTTGAATTTTAAAATAGGCGCAGTCCGCAGCGGGAAAACGTTCATTGACACAAGGTATATTATACCTTCAAAAATAAGAGAAAGAGCAGGTCAGGAAGGACTTAATTTCATTTTGGGCGTGACGGAGTCGACAATCGAAAGAAATATTTTGTTTCCAATGCGACAGATTTACGGAAACAATCTTGTAGGCTCAATTACGCAGCATAATGAAGTTAGCTTGTTTGGCGAGCCTTGCTATGCGTTTGGTATGGAAAAAAGCAGCCAGATTTCAAAAGTGCAAGGCGCGAGCGTTAAATACTGCTATGGCGACGAAGTAGTGAAGTGGAACAAAGACGCTTTTTTTATGTTGATAAATCGATTAGATAAAGATTATTCAAGATTAGATGCGGCAGGAAATCCCGAAAGCCCATATCATTACTTAAAAGAGTTCATTGAAAAAGACCCGAAAATATATTGTCAACAATATACAATTGACGATAATGACTTTCTTTCGGACGAAGTTAAAGAGCGAATAAAACGCCAAAATCAAGGCGTATATTATAAGCGATATGTTGATGGTCAATGGAGTATGGCTGAAGGCGCTATTCACGATATGTGGCGCGACGAAATAAATATTATTGATACGCTTGATATTGAGCCTCAATATTATTTGACGGGAATAGATTACGGGACATCTTCGGTTTGCGTTTTTGGATTATATGCCGCAAGAGATGACCAAATAAGAAAAATTAAAGAGTATAGATATGACGCGATTAAATCAGGACGACAAAAAACAGATGTTGAATATAGAAATGATTACGCGAATTTTATCAATGGCTATAACATTGAATACGGTTATATTGACCCGTCGGCTACAAGTTTTAGGCTTGAATTAAGAAATAACGGATTTACATATATTCGCGCTGCGGATAATAACGTGATAGATGGCATTAAAAAAGTTCAAACAAAAATTAGCAATGGCAGTTATAAAATATTAAGAAGTTGCAAGGAAAGTATAAGAGAAAAAAGTTCTTACGTTTGGGACAAAAAAGCGCAGCTTCTCGGCGAAGACAAGCCGTTAAAGATAGATGACCATCATAGCGACGAAGAAAGATATGTAATATTTTCACATTTCAGGAGAGGTTAATGCAGGCAACGTTATCTCAAAAATTTAATATAGATTTATTTTTAAAAGAATTGGCTTCAATGGAAGGCATAATTACATCAAAAATGCTTTATGATTTGTGGACGCAGCTATTATTGAGGCGAACTATAGAAATCGGGTTAAAACAGCGTTATACAGCCAAGGGACTTCCTATACAATCAAGAAAAATTCCGGAACATACCGAAGTCAACAATAAAATTAACTGCGATTTTCGCGGCGACATAGTAGATATGTTTACCGGCTACCTATTGGGCAATCCTATCAAATATACAATTAAGCCGGAGCGATACGAAAAAGGGCAAGACGACCCGCAGTTTATAAAAGACACGGAGTTTTTTGATAGTTTCCTAAATAATAATTATTTTGACGACATTGATTTAGAAACAGCCAAAAATCAATCTATTTGCGGCAGGGGAGCGCGGCTATGTTATATAGGGACTGAAATATTAGAAAATGGGCGACCTGATTACAGAGTTATAGACATCGAGCCTTATGAATGCGTATTTATTTACAATCCGACGACAAACGAACTCGATTATTCGGCGCGCTTTTACACCGTTTATGAAGCAAATTCAGTCGGGGATTTAAAATCTAAAATCCAAGTTGAGTTTTATGATAAGAAATATGTGCATTATTATATTTCGGATTATGAAAAAAAGAATTTCATATCAAACAGAGAAATGCAATTACACGGATTTGATTATGTGCCGCTTTTTGAAGTTCCAAATAATAATGAAAAAATAGGCGATTTTGAAAAAGTTGAAAAGTTGATTGATGCTTACGATATGTCGATTTCTGATAGTCAAAACGAATTTGAAGCATTTAGATTAGCGTATAAAGTATTTACCGGCGCGAAAATTAGCGAAAATGATTTAAAAAGAGCAAAGCAAATAGGCGCTTATGAGCTGCATCCAGGAGAAACTGTTGCTTACTTAACAAAATTGGTCGATACCGCATTTATAAAAGACCATTTTGAACGGCTAACTGATGATATATATCGCTTTTCCAAAACTATAGACACGTCTTCGGATACATTTACAGGTTCAGGGGCAAGCGGCGAAGCGCGCAAGTGGGCATTATTGCCGCTTGAAAACAAAGGCACGATAAAAGTTAACAAATTCAAAAAAGCGTTGAATTATCAATTTAAAGTGTTATCTTCCGCGTGGAATAAAATAGGAATAACAATCACACCGGAAAAATTAAATATTCACTTTGACAGGAATATCCCCGTAGAGCTTAAATCGGAAAGCGAAATCGCTAAAAACTTTAAGGGCATAATTTCAGACAGGACAATGTTGAGTTTGCTCTCGTTTATTAATAATCCCGACGACGAATTAGCAAGAATTGAAGACGAAAATAAATCTTTGGCAATAAATCCCGATAGTTTTGACGATAATAAGAATGACGAATTAACTAATACTGTAAATAATAAAGATACGCTAATCGCCACGGATTAATTATGGCTAAAAATAGAACGCAAAAAGAAATTTTAGCAGCCAGATTAATTAAAGTTAAGATGGCGAAAGCAGATGAAATATATACGCTTTCAACTAAAGTTCTTTCAAAATCTAATCAAGAAATCGCAAACGATATAAATTGGTTTTATAGGAATATTGGCACAAAGGGAGTTGTTGAGTTTGAGGACGCGTATTCATATTTAACGCAAGACCAAAGAGATGAGTATGCGGGATTTTTAAGAGAAATAAATAAATCTTTAAAAGAAAATTTTACGCGTAAGCAAGTTGAGCAAATTTTTGGGAATTATAGCGCCGCGCGAACAAATTATGACGCCTTGAGAAATTTAGTAAATTTACGGTCTTTGAATACATCAGGCAGCCTGATTGGATTATACGATAAGCATTTTGGCGGATTAAAAGATTTGAAAGGCTATGATTTTGCGGACATTAAAGAACGCATAATGAATTTAGCCGGAAATTTAGCCGGAACTGTTAATCAAGAGTTATTACAGGCTATAGCTCTTAAAGCCGAAGCAAAAGCAGTGTTAGCAGGATTAAAAGACGGATTAGACCGAACTGCATACGGTTATGCCCGAATAGTCCGAACTGAAACAAACCGGATTATTAATATTCAAGAATTGGAGTATTACCGCAATGAGTTGGGACCGAACGGCTGGGTTCAAATTAGCGCGATATTAGATAAGCACACTTGCGAATTATGCGAAGACTTAGATGGCGAAGAAGTTCAAATTAAAAATGCAAAAGTCGGAGTTAATATACCGCCGTTTCATCCGAATGACAGATGTTTCATAATTATGGGTGATTCTAATGATTTTAATTATGAAAAAGATGATGGAAATGAATAAAAATTAAGAACTTTAGGTCAATTGAACTAAAGGTCAAAATATAAAAAAAAGAACTTTCAGAGAATAAAAAACTATGAAAGGTCTAAAAAGGAGATAGCAATGAGTAAATTAGAAGATTTAAAAAAGATTTTGGAAGAAGCTAAAGATGATAAGGGTATAAAAGAGTATTTGGAAAACTTAAATCCTGTTGACTCGGCGAAAGTTGAAAAGTTTTTAAAAACCGACGACGGCAAAAAGTTTCACCAGCCTATACTTGACGCTTATCATACTAAAAGTCTTGAAACTTGGCAAAAAAATAATCTGCAAAAGATTAAAGACGACGCGATAGCGGCTTCTAAAAATGAAACGCCGGAACAAAAGCAGATTAGAGAAATTAGCGAAAAACTTAATGCTTCCGAAATTGCAAGAAAAAAAGAGGCTATTAGAAATAAAGCCTTACAAGAATTGCAGTCAAAAGCATTGCCTGTAGAGCTTATAGATTTAATATCTACGGCTGAAACGGAAGACGGAGTAATAGCTAATGTATCTAAAGTGGCGGATGTTTTTAAATCTCAATCTGAAAAGCTTAATGCTGAATTCCAAACGAAAAACGGTCGCAATGTAGTAAAGCCAGGACAAACGAAATTAACGTTTGAGGCATTAAAAACAATGACGAAAGAGCAAGTCGCTCAATTTTCAAATGACGAAATAAACGCAGCTCTTGCTCAAGCGCCAACATAAAAAGGAGCAGCAAAAATGTCTATTAACAATTTTATTCCAGCAGTATGGTCAGCACAAATTCTTCAAAACAAACATAAAAATTTAGTTTATGGAAGCGTGGCAAATAGAGATTATGAGGGCGAAATAAGCGCTTACGGCGACAGGGTAAAAATAAACTCTATCGGCGCTATAAATATCGGGACTTATACTAAAAATACTGATATAACTCCGCCGGAAACCTTAACAGGCGCGCAGCAAGAACTTGTTATTGACCAAGCTAAGTATATTAACTTCCAGATAGACGACATTGACAAAGTTCAACAGAAACCTAAAGTTATGGCCGAAGCAACAAGGGAAGCCGGCTACGGATTGGCAGATGCAGC